CTTGCTACCCTCAGTAGCAGTAGCGATAGGCACATTTGTTGCACTGGTTAATCTACCATATGCATCAACCGTAAATTTAGTAGCGTTTACAGTCTGAGTGCCAAAAGGCTCATTATTACTTCCTACTGCAGATACTGATGTTAAAGACTCAGTATTATAGTCACCTGCTTGGACTGCGGTAACAATCAAATCGATGATGGGATTGCCATTAATACCACCACCATCAGCAATTGCAATTCTAGTTGCAGTACCAGTAATAGTTCTGGTTTGCATATTACCAGGGGAAGACCTAGTAATAAAACCAGTCGAGTTTAGACCAGCAACAGAATTAAGATCATTATCAAATGGTTGAGCACCAGTGCCTTCAACACTAGTATCTAACCCATAGTCCTGAATAGTAGTTGGGTTTGAAGCATTAATTACTCTACCTTTAGCATCAACTAAAACTCTAGTATACTGACCTGTTGCAGTATCGGTGCCATCATAATGAGGAAGGTTGCTCAGTAACTGTAAGGTTGCATTAATTGCTAGGTTTTGAGATCCATCAAAAACTCCACTACCAGTCAGGTCTTCTGCGAGTGAAATCTGTCTGACCGAAGCAAGTCTAGACGCTGTTGATGCATTACCAATTAAAGTTGCAGTTACAGTACCTGCAGAGAAATTACCATCCGCATCTCTTTGTACAAGAGTGTTTGCGGTATTTGAAGTGGACTCAATAGGTCTTTCATATCGGAGAGAGTTCCACGCAGTAACACCATCACCGATTTTGATACGACCAGTATCAAGCTCGATCCCCAATTCGCCTTGAGCAAGAGTTGGGTTTGCGTTTGCCCATTCCTGAGCGCCACCTCTCCTTAATTGAATTCTATTTGCCATTTTTTACGACAACCCGTACAGTTAATGCTTCTGAGTTATTTATGCCATTAAAAAAGGGGACTTGCGTCCCCTCACATCATTCTACGTCTACTTCATCGACTGTTTCTTCATCAGGCGGTGCTGACATAGTTTCTGGATTGTAATACTCTAGAGTTTCGATAGCACCCTGAAGTTTAAGTGCCGTGGTTTCATTCTCTTTAATCTTTGCTGCCATCTGTTTATTCTCTTCAACTAGAGCAGTAAAACGCTCTCTAAACTGGCGAAGCATTTCATCTTGAGAGACTTTTTCAATCGTCATAATGTTTTTCTCGATTTTGGACTAACGTTAGTAAAAGTGATTTGATATCACTCATTTCAGATTTTAGATCAGAAACTTCTTTTTGTAAAGCTGCTCTATCATCTTTGTCTTTTTGGCGAGCATTGTAAGTCGCCATGTATTTATCATACTCAGACACATTACCATTTACAATGGCATTAGTGGAGGGGTCTCTATACCACCCCTCCTTTCCATCTACAGGAATTAATTCATCCATAATTATGTTGCAAGTGCAATAGCTCTTAGATCAGCGATGAGAGGAATCTTCGCCTGGTTGGAAGATCTCATGACAATTTTAATTTGGAATGCATTAAAGTTAAGACCACTTACCTCATAGTAATAATCTTTCCATAGAATTTCTTCTGATGGAGAAGAGTCATATTGTAGAGGTGCGGGCATCAAAGTCCAACCAATAGAATTTATATCATCATTACTACCAGTGCTAAATGCTCTATAGTAAATCTTGACTTCTGACTCGGGGGGACGAGACATCTGGAAATCAACTCTTAAAGATCTGGATTCTCTAATCAGTCTTGCGAGACGAGTGACATAAACAGCATCATTTTGATCACCGAAGGGCAATGTAGAAACATCTTGATCGCGATCAATATCTGCTTGCTGACCATATGCATCAGGACCACCTGGCCACTCATTGATTCTATTGGTGGTTGTAATCAGTGAGCATCTATCCAAATCAATCAAAGGAGAAAGAGTTGATTTTTCTGTGGAAAGATCAATCTTCATGGTTAGTGATTTAGCACCACTAAGTTTTGCATCCTCATTGATTTGAGAGCAAACCATTCTGGGGTTGGGGAAGAAGTTGAGATTGTTAAGAGTGATATCAGCGTAAGATCCATCATTAACAAACGAGGGTTGATCTCTAGGAGAAGATCCACCTTCACCACCACCATCACCAACAGAAGTAGCACTGGTAGTATTGATTCTAGCAGTGATTTCAGTTTCAGGGAAGTCTAGTGTGGAAACGGTTGGTGTCAATGTTTCAAATTGTACGTTTTGCGTAGCAAAAACTCGATTACCACCGCTACGGATGCCATTAGTAGCAACCGCTTGGACATCCAACATGTAAGTATCCGCCCAAGGACATTCAATTGATGTGTGAGTTTTATTGATATTGATCAGAGGAATGCCATCTAAGTTGTAACACTCAACTACAGCATTGACAGTATGTGCTACTTCTGCAGTATCACTAGATCCTCTACCTGAAGTAGCGACAGTGATAGTCTTACCATCAGCTGAGATTTCTCTATATTTGATGATCTCATCATTGATCTTTAAGTAACCAGGATTAGAATCACTGATTACAGCACCATTGATTGTTTTGTGGAATGCAGTAGCATTTTCAACAGTGATTGAAGTTGCACCAACAATCAATGCACTATTAAGAACTGTTGGTGCAACTTCAGAAATTACACCTTCAACCCTAACATTATTAGTCCTATTATGCATACCATGATTTCTATGATAAATTAGGACTTCTTTTTCATCTTGTGCATAAGTGGGTGCTGCTGTTAAGAAATTGCCAATACTATCTCCAGTATATACAATTGATGATGCGGTAGCAGTGCCACCTCCAGGTTCTGTGACGCTTTCTGTTGCTGTGAAATTCTTAGTGACGTAGTTAAGCACCAAAGTATTAGTGCCACTATCAAAAGAAACAACTTCACCTGTTGCTCCAGAAGTGCCGCCAGTTACAACATCACCCTCTTCAAAAGTACCAGAGACACCAGAAGTTGTAATAGTTGCAATTGCTTGTGAAGATAGAATAGTAAATGTGGATGAGCTGCCTGCCAACCAGTTACCTTCAACCTCATTAACAACTAAAGTATCTGGATCTGTAGAAGTATCATATGATACTACAGTTGCTTCTGCATTTGTCGTGAGCTGTTTCAATCTAGCTCCAACAGAATATGTAAAGGTTGACCCTGTTGGTAATACAAAAGTAGTCTTTGGTTTGATGGTCTGGATAGGATTGGAAATGAGTCTATGAATTCCACCATTTCCTCTACCCTGAGGAGTATTGTTTAAAGTTACTGTGCCCTGATTTTGATTGAAGTTAGCACGATATACAGTAAACTTCAAATCTTCATATTGATCAGCAGTCCAAGTAGATGCGTTTTGAGACTTAAAGAGGACACCAGCATAAGGTTGCTCGGAGATTGTCCTAGTGCCTGTAACATCAACATCACCCATTCTGGAGATCCAAACCTTATACTCATTAGAGTCTGACAACAAGACAAAGCAATATTCAATAGAAGGTTTGATATAAACAGGTGCTCTAAATGTAAATCTAGTTGGAATTGCAGCACTCTCAGAAATTTCTACTTGATCTGGATTAATCGTAACATCAGAGAATGGCAGAATGGTTTTTGTTGGATAACCATTTTCCATGGTCCTGATCTGCATAGAGATAGGAATATTGGTATCTTTAGTCTGGAAGAAAATATCAACTCCAGTTAAGAACATCCCGCCATCTTCTTCAACAATGAAGGATTGTGCAAGAGGGTCATACCAACCAATCTGCCTATCTTCCGTACGAGTACTCTCAACAACTCTTTCTTCGGAGACTGTATCTTGGACAATCTCAGCATTTCTAACAGCAAGAATATTTTCTTGGACTGTCTGTAAAGTGCCTTGAGCAGAGTAAGTTGCCTGTGCAGAAGAATCTACAGTGCCAGGAGTAGAGCTGTTAGTGTCACTTGTAGTAAATCTAACGTTTCTAGTGCCTGTTGCCCAGCGGGGGTTTGCATCATTCTTAGGAGAAGGTACGAAGAATGTGCCCTGAATATTACCTACGTTATCCGTTAAGAGACGACGATCCTGGACAACTGCTCTAGCACCAGATGTCAAACCAACTAAAACTTCGCCAACCTGCATGTTTCCAAAATAATCGGGAGAAACATTCTCAGAAATCGCAGTGATATCATGATTTAGATATTGAGTTTGCGAAGCATAAGTTTCTGGTAATGTTTCAGTTCCCTTTCCATATGGATTTGTAGTATATCCATCATTTGGAGCAACAACCTTTAACTGACAACCAGAAGTCTCTCCCTGCACCGTTTCACCAACAACAAAGGGTGTTTCATTCGTCCTGTTATCTGTCGAAGAATTTTTAATAACTTCGATGACTTTAGGTGTAATATAGGTTGTTATAGCAACGCCATCAAAGAATGCATAGAATCTAGTGCGAGGCTTAAGTCTAACTACATTAAATCCAATGTTACGAGATCTAATCCAAGGAATTGCAGAAGTCGATAGAATGGTATCACCTAAAGACTTGCGATCAATCTTGGGCACAACTTTAGTTCTAATGCCTTGTCTTGCTTGGTTGTTGACAACACGGAAAGTCTCACGTTCGTGTAGATAGAATAAACCTTGACGACGTTGACCGTGACCAGCACGACCTAACTGACGACCAACACCATACGTACCAGATGTTGACTGGACTTGAGTTGACGACAATAAAGTTTCACCAGTCCAGTTTGTTTGCCAAGAACCCCATTGAATAGGAGCAAAACCATCTTGATCAACTTGAAGATCTTGAGATACTGCAGAGAAATCACCTTCAATATTCTCAACACGAGCAGGCACACGATCAATGTCAATCCAATCGTCAGATGCAGGTTGCAGATCTACGCGACCAATAAATGTGAAGACGTTGAATGGGTTGACATTCTCAGTCCTAGATGCATAAGGTTGTGTAATTACAGCAACATTATCATATGGAAGAGTTAAAACATTTCCTGGTGCTCTAACAACATTTGATGATTCGGATTCATTATATTGAAGTGCAACATTAGTAGTATAGTGCTGAGGTCTCAGTTGTCCCTCTCTAAAGTCTAAAGAGCACTTATAGTCGGGACTAAAGACAGCGCCAACCGTATGATCTGTAAAATCATCTACAACATAACCATTCTTTAGACGGTCAAATCCATTTTCATCATAGGTCTTTGTATTATCTGCTTGAGATTCAAGAAGTGATAGTGAAGTGTAATACTCAACGTGAGAAAGTCTTTGCTCAAGATCACCAATATCCTTCATCGTATAACGACGAATTAATTCCTGTTTGATGATAACATCTCTTTCAGGATCAAATACATATGGTTTATATTCTAACGTCGCTACAAGCATTGCGTTAGGGAAATTTTCTGGGGGAATTAGATATTTTCCAGATACACCTTTAGAAATTTTTATATCTCCAGCATGAGAGACATACAATTTATCGATTCTAGGCAAATACCACGAATAGTCTGCTCTAAACGAAGAGTTGACTTGCATGATATCAAAGATTGTAGATGCACCACTACCACCACTAGTATTGAATACTCTTGAGTTGAAATCAAATGTTGTGCAATTTACAAAATATGGTGCGCTAATCGTACCAGATCCATTTCTTAATTCCTTAGTGCCAGGACGGAAGTCAATCTGATCGCGAATATACTTAATAGATCCATCCAACTTATAATTAGGAATGTCCTTATATTCAATACCAGTGTAAGATTCTGCTGAGAAATAATCACCAGATGCTTCATGAATGAAGTAATCAAAGATTACCAATAATCTTCTGGAGGGGGAAACTAAACCAGGCTCTCTTACAAGTCTAGAAACATCATAATAATTAGTTCTTTGACCAGCATCTAGAGTAAACTGATCTGTAATTACTTTACTACCAAGAGAAATTGAATCTTCATCATCATCAATAATGGCATCGATAGGATCATCATTTGCATCAAATCCTTCAATTTTCTCACCATTGATAAAGTTGATATCATTCAGATTTACAAAAAATAGTTTTTGTGTAGTATTTTGGAAAGAGATTACTCTAGCTCTAGCACCAGAAGTTTTACCAGTAACTAATGTCCCAGTGCCGAAGAAGACAGATTCAGTCAGCGTAATAAATGGTGGCTCTGCATCATCATTATCATATGACTCATAAATTGCATGGACATGATAGACATCATTTAATCCAAAAGAAATTTCCTTATCTTGGACTCTAGTACCATACAAACCGCTATATGACAAACCAGTCTGTTGGACATCTACATCGATATCTGTTTTAAAGACCTTTAATGCTCTCATCTTAGAGGCGGTCTTGACCTTCTTTGCTACAGTATTTTTGGAAACCAGAGCAGTTAATGTAACTGTCGCAACATTACCAAGACCACTAATAGAGAATGATTGATTGCCCGCACCAAAACTAGTTGTCAGTGTGCCAGCATCAGTTAAAGCATCAATATCTAAATTATCGCCATTACTAAATGTGGAATCACCACCGTCAGCAATAACAGTTAGAATATAATTGTCAGAAGACAATGCACCAAATGCTTCTGTTTCTGGAAGTGTAAATGTAATAGATCCAGAAGTAACTGTCTTGCTTGCAAAATTTCTATATACGAAGAATGATTCATCAGAAAGTGATCTCATTACATCTTCTGGGAGATCAAATGACAATTCACCATTTTGATAATCCTTTTGGAATACAAAAGGACGCAATCTTACTAACTCGCTATAATCACCATTGTCAACAGTGCCCACAGTTAGAGGTGTTTCAAGCAAAGCAGTCTGATCATCATAATCAAAAATAACATCACCTGCTGCTACAGTTGACTTCTTGTTACTAGTAGTTGTGCCAATGGCAGTAGGATCAACTCTTTCAATTCTTACAGTATTATTACCCTCGGAATCGGAAATGGTAGGTGTCACTACATCACCAGGACGAAGATCCTTGTCAAATCTAGTTCTAAATCCAGTGACATTAGAATTGCCAATTGTAGCAACATCGAAAGTCAATGCTGCACCGCCGCCAGCACCCAGTTGAGCATCAGCAACGGTAAAAGTTTCATCTACAACATATCCACTACCACCTGCAGTTACAGTAATAGTAGCTGCACCAGATCCATCAACTACGATAGTAAATGTAGCACCAGATCCCGATCCATCAGTAGATACACCAGTCGTAGAAATATTATATGTACCAGCAGATCTAGAAGAATCTGCAGCACCAACAGTATCAACAGTTAGAATATCACCTTGAATGTTGTCGATATTGACAGTTGAAGCTTCAATTGGTCTAGCATCATTTAAGATAAAGTTACAACCAAATCTAATTTGACTTTGTGCATTCACACCAAAAGCAGATCTAGCATCTGAAAGTTTATAAGACCATGCTGCCTCAAGAGTGCCGATAGATTTTCCATCAATTTCTAAAATTTCACCATTGATGAATGTACCTGAAACTTGCTCAAGATAAACATAATGTGTATTGTTACCTGTACTTGCAATATAACCAATCGCTCCTGAAGTTTTACCTTGAATTCTAGATCCCGCTGTAAAAGGAGTTACAGCGTTTGCAATGTTAATTGCTGTCCACATTTGGGCATCATAAAACCACATGTCATAGACACCATCTGTGGGTCCTTGATTGCCAAAGGGATTAGTTGCTGCGGCGGAAGTAGTTGCTGCTTGAAGTTGTACTACACGACATCTACCGATTTTATTAGCACCTGCCTTGACAGATGATGTTGCGTCAGGAGCCCAGTCATCATATAGATCTACAACTTGATATGCATCGACAACGCCATCTCCACTAACTTCAGGCCAACCGTAGATATCGTATACCTTTAAGAAGTTACCTAAGTTGAAATTGACAATACCATTCTGGACGCTATCAAAATCTCTAGGTTTATCTACATCAACATATTGAGGAGCAATAAATTCTGTGCGGTATCCTTTAATATATGCCTTACCAGGGGAAACTTCAATTGCAAGTTTAGATTCGGTAGCAGGATTTCCCTGCCTAGAAGTCTCACCTAAAGTATAGACACCATTGTTAAATCCATCATTTAAATGCTCTCTCGCAGTAACATTAAATGTGTCAATTACATAATCTCCAGACTCTTCAAATGTTCTGCGAGCCATAGTTTTTTCTAACTCGCTGTATGCAGTACGAGTTACAAAACTTTCTACAGTGCTATTGTTAATTCTAAGTAATTCGATGAAGTCTTTATCTGCTTCATCTGTAATAAGACGCTTTGTAAACTGAGTGCTGATTTTAAATCTATGAGCACCAGGAGCAGAATAGTTAGAAGTTCCTGCAGCATTATCATTCAGAGATTCATCGTCTTCTGGAGTTACAATTGACTCAAGGACTTCTAAACCAACTCTATAAGAAGGATCACTGCTATACTGCTCAAGAATAATGTAACTAGAGGGGACATTTACAAAGTGTCCTCTAACGAAATAAACACCTTCGCTAATATATGCTGCCGATCCAACAGAAGTAGCATTTACAGGGAGAAGTTGTGCAAATGGAGTCCCGATTTCAATCAGTGTTGATCCGAAAGTAATTTCTTTATCGGCAATCAACTGCTCATTTAATTGGAATGTCTTTAATGCTGATTCGGAGGTTGTGTCTCCAGAATCAATGTATTTTACATATAGTGTAATATATCCCTTTTCCGAAGCATCTGCAGAGATACTATATAAAACTTTTGCTTTAATACCAGTAGTAAGACCCTCAATAATAGTACCATCTAACTGGTCTCTATATGTCTCAACATCACTACCCAAGAATGATTCTTGCAATAGAATAGCACTTACATTTAAGTCATATCCCACCTGACCAGGGATGACCATTGCGCCATCTTTAAAAAAGTGTGTGCCAACATTCTCGACCTGATTCTGCAGGATCGATTGCATGGTTGACAATTCACGAGCCTGAATTGGGAATCCAGGGCGGAATAGCACTCGATAAAAATTCTTATCCTTATCGAAATCGTCGTAGTAAGGTGTGACGTTTAGATTGGTATTTTGTGCCATTAGAACTCGATTACGATTTTGATGTCTTCTACTTGGTCATTTGCGCGACTAATAGAGCGCCTGTTATCTATATAGACCACTTGTCCAGTGCTATATTTGATCTCTGGTTTCGCATATCCATTATTAAATTTCATGCCCAAATCATACTCAGTATTATTAATTGTCCTAGATGAAGTATTAGGTACGGTGGGGAAGTTTACATCTGGTTGACCAGCACCGCCAGACGTTGCTCCGTTAATGGGATTTGATCCATCAAACTCATTTAAAGTACCAGTGACTTCAGGGAAGATGCCATCAACGTTGTTTTGATAATACTTTAAAAGTTTAGTAGTGGAATTCCACGAAATAACTCTACCTCTAGCAGTAACGTTAACACCACCAACAATTCTGGATTGTGTAATAATTTCATCAGGAATATAATTTCCTTGGAAAGTTGGGGGAAAGATTACAGCTTTAGTTGCAGAAACAGTAAGATCTGAGATTAACTCAGAAGTACCAAACTTAAGTGGATTTGTAATTAATCCAATACGGCGATAATCGTTGTCAATAGGGAAATCACCTGCACCTTCATCATAAGAAAGTTTAGCATTGATCATCGCTCTATATGCACCCATCTCAGTGACGGGATCAAAACCATGACCATTTGGAGGTGGAATAATGACATCAACTTGAGCGTTGGTGCCTGTGCCAATACCAGTAATATTATCAATACTAATTTTACCAAAGGTGTATCCTGTGCCACCAGAAGTAACTGTTGCCGAGATTACCTTACCACCATCAATAACAATAGAAACTCTTGCACCCGTGCCATCTCCATTGATGGGGACATTATCATAAGTGCCATTGTTATAACCAGAACCAGCAGCATTAATGACTACTGTATCGATTTCACCAGCAACTGCGTTTGTCTTCACCGCATCATTGGTAAAGACAGGCATATAATCATTAGAGAAAAACTTCAAAACAGAAGCAACAGGGATGGTGTAAAGATATTTCCAGCGATAACCATCACCAGTAGTGATAATAGAAGTAGAAGTGCCAGTTGGCTCAACCGTGGATGGTTTTCCGTTAGGGTCCGAAGGAGACGTGCCATTGTAAATACACTTATATACTTGATATTGGGAGTTTACAACGTAGAAATCAGAATCATATAATTTAGTAGCACCTGAGGAAGCAGTTTTACTAGGAGAATAATCATGGCGATACATGTCATAGGTAAAACCTAGACCACCAGTGGTTTGCTCTGGAGAAACCCAGTCAATTCTACGGACGACTTGGACAACATCAGATGCCAAAACTCTCTTCAAAGAAATCATATCATCATAAGATGACGAGAATTCTTGAAACGAGTCTACTGCTTGAGGTGGTGAGTTTTCATCATCCCAAGGTTGTGGTCTTCCAATGAAGATGTAGAGTCGGTCTCTAGAAGATCCTGCATCAGCATCACTTTGAGTCGAGTTAGGACCCTCAAGTGCTTTGATGAATTTTTGTGCAGAAAAAATCCTAAATTGATCCGTTAGTAACGCTGCCATTTCCTAGATTATATACAGATTGTGATCCTCTTGTTTATTTATGAAGGTTATCAAGTTCTAATTTCCGTCAGATACTTGATTCCTTTGATTTGATATGAAGCTCCACCATCTCCATTAATTCTTTCTCCTCCAGTAACTGCTTGGAGTGCTGCTCCACTTCCTGTAGAATCACCTTGAGCATTAGTAACAGTAACAGTAGGACGGAGATTATATGTGCCGTCAATGTAAGGAACGATACCATAACCACCATCAGTGACAGTCACTGAAGCAACTTGGTCTCCCGCAGTTGTCATATTCACAGTTCCTGTTGCTTGGATATCACCAATGTCTTCTACCGAAATTGTTGGAGCAGCAGTATAATTGGTGCCAGAGTCTAGCACAATGAAGTCAACGACAGAGGATTTCTCAGAGAATTCGTAAAGAAGACCCGCTAACCCTTTGCTGACATCTCCAGTATCAAATGGAACAATACTACTTACAGTTAGTTTATAATTCGTAGCATCCCAAGAAACTACGGTAGCAACAACTCCCGATTCGCTACCTGTAATCGTTTCGTTAATCTGATAATTAAGTCCATTTCCTCCAGAACCATCTAATTCAATTTCAATCAATGCATTGTGTGGACGACCTTCACCTAGAGCACCTGCTTCAATGACACCAGCAAACTTAAACGGAGTAGATCCATCTTTGATATTCTCACCAACTTGGAATAGTGTGGTATTTTGTCCACCAACAGTTTCTTCTACACCATACAGTGAATTGTAAATACCACCATCTAAACTAATTTGATTGGCATACACTGTGCCCGTATTGATAATATCTGGAATTCCATCACCAGCACCATCCAATTCATCATTATCTTCAAATGCTGAATCTGTCAAAGCACCAATAGGAACTGTTAGAGTTGTAATAGTATTACCTTCAGAAAATACTACTGTATGTGGTTGGAATGCCGAATTAGCACTTCCTGCTGTTCCTGCATCAAATTGCACAATGGTATCTTCTGTAGATGGAATACCTGCATCAATAAATGCCAATTCATCAACTTCAAAGGTAACGAGCAATTCTCTATTGTTTGGATTCCAATCATATACTTTAGCAATCTTATTGTTAGCGTTTTCAATTTGCCTAATAACAGTATCACCAACTTTATATTGATATGTGGAAACACCATTTGCATCATTTTGTGTGGCGTCTAAAATAATTCTTTGATCATATCTAAAATTAACACCACGAGTTAGACCACCCAAAGACTGATCAGTCTTTGTAGCATAGTTAATTGTTTCATTATCAATGATGAAAGATCCTGATCCTGGGAATGCATCAGTAGATTTTACATATATTGTATCGTCACTTGCAGTCATTTCTTTCAAGACACCAGTCAAGAAGAAAGAAGATGAATTTAGAGATTGTCTAGCAGAAGTAATTCTCTTGAGATTTACCAACTTCTGGAAAATTACATTTGGTGGAGATGTATATCCCCTTCCAGGATTTGTAATATCAATTCCAACGACTTCACCTTGAGAAACTCTAGCTACTGCTTTTGCACCAATACCACCGCCACCAGTAATCAAAACATATGGAGCTTCTTGATAAAATTCTCCAGAATCAATAACAGTAATACTTGTCAGTTTACCAGTAGTATCGACTCTTGCTGCTCCTGTAGCACCTTGACCTCCACCACCTTCAAAAATAAGATTGGGTGGAGTTTGGAAACTTCTACCATCATTTAATAGGGTTAAACCTGTAACTGTCTGTACAATAGGTGTAACTGTTGCTCCACTTCCCTCACCACCAAGAATCGTAGCTTGCGTAGGACCAAAATAACTATCTCCATTTTTAGTCATTCTGATGAATGAGACGGAATCACCGTCTAAGAATACTTCGCCTTCGGCACCGAATGGAAACTCAGTCTGTATATCTGGTACAGTATCACCTTCAAATAGAGGTGCTCCATACATTTTAGGACCAATTGCATATGGATATGTTGGATCGCCAGAAGCATTCTCCGTCATGAAATATGCATAAGTGCCATTAGGATATTCTGGTGTTGCGGTAAAGATACCATTATACTCATCGAGATTACCTACACTCGAATCGTAGATATAATCCTGCGTAAAGTCTCCCAAAACATATCCGTTTTGGACGGTTCTAAAACCTACACCAACTCCACTATATGAGAATGTATGTAAAACGGCAGCAGAATTTACTTTTACCTGATATACAACTCGTCTGGTAGTTGCACCATTAAATCCAGAAATGTATCCAGCATAATTTACTTCATTGCCATCAATAAAGTATTGGACATCTTGAGAATAAACATATGTCGTATTACCAATTTCAGTAGCATCTCCTAAAGAATGCCACCCATCAGATGTGCTACTAAGAAGGAAGATATAATTATCATTTGAGGCATCATCTAAATTAAATGTATAGGTTTTACCTCTATCTAAATTTAAAACAGATAAATTTTGACCATCAATTAAATACTCACCATTGGATACGGTTACAGCATGTGTAACAGATCCTGTTGTGGTAACTGTATCTCTATTACCATCAATTTCTGCACCACTTTTTAATCTATAAGAAGATGTCATTCTTCCTACAGTTGTATTTGATGTATATCCGTAAGGACCATAAATTGGATATCCATCGAAAGACATACCAATAATCTTGGAGTGACCATTAGCATGTCTAGAATAATCTATAGTCGATGCATCGCCAGGTTGATAAAAATCTGTGATGTAATAATTATTTGGTAGGGGTTCATCTTCAATTTCAGGATTGAGAATCATATATCCTTCATCACCTTCATATCCAGACATGTATCTGTGATTACCACAGTAATAGTAGATACGATTTGTCTCATCAGCATTCATGATAAAGAATGCTTGATATTCATTTTCATAGTCAGCGGCTGGTGCTTGTGATGCACCTGTGCTGTTGTAATAAAGAGTGCCACCATTTAATGTCCCATCCTGAGTCGTGCTAAATTGCATCGGATGGTTAAGGTTTGAGGAATCTACTTGATTCCAAATAATTTTATAGTTTCTCTGGACCTGAATATTTTCTGGTGCAAGATAATATCTACCAGGAATAAAATCTCCAAATTCATGTGCCTCTTCACCAAAATCAATGTAGAAGATACCACCGACAGGAAAAGTCGTTGGATCTCCAGAAACTGTAAAGTAGAATCCATTAGATCCTAAAACTCTACTACCATTCTCAAATACTCCTCTGGCAATTCTGACGTATACCCTGAGTACTTCACCTTCACTATTTCTAACAACCTTAGCAATTTCACCTGTGCCAGATCCACCAACAACACTTATAGTTCTACCAACTTCAATGGGGGTATTTCCATTGTTTTCCTGAATACTAACAGTGTTTAATAAAATATTATCTAACTCAGTTTTTATATTCCAGGTAAAAATTTGTTGAAGTCCATTTTCAAACACGCCATTCTTTTGAGCAAACTGATCAATTAGTCTACTTGAATGATAATAATATTTTTGATTATCAATAACTCCATCAAACTCATCTTGAGTTTTAACATAGTTATGTTTTATGGTGTCAATACTAAATCCAGCAGGAGCATTACCAACCGCTCCCCATTCTGGTGTGTGCAATAGCACACCATTTGCCATAACACCTAGAGACTTATTATTTTGAAATACTCTTTGACCATCAACAGGGACATCCTTTCCGCCTCTGTATATAAAAGTCTGATCAAAAGTCGAATCAGTTATAACAGTAGATCCACCAGGAGCTCTGAGATTGTGAGTTGTAATAAGTGATGGTTTTGGATTTCCATCAGATAAAATTCTTAGTCTGTCAGTTACATCAGAATCTTGTATCTGAAAAGACCCTGAAGTGCTAGAGTTTGGATTTGTTTGCCAAATTCTATTAATGTCAAATGACGTATTTACGTTTGGAGTGTCTTGTAGAGGTGTGATAGAAACACGAAGTGGATTGTATCCACGTCCAGTCTCTAAAACTCTAACATGAATAATTTTACCCGAATCATCATCAATGATTGGATATAGCAATGCAGGTTCTACTGGAGTGCCACACCCAGTAATTGTTAATTTTGGTGGATCCGAAGAAGTATATCCCTCGCCACCTTCGATTACTTTTACTGCCTTTACACCAAAGACAGTATTAAAAATTGGCTCAATCTGAGCACCAGATCCAGGTATAGTTCTTGCCATTTATCAGGTTACGATGTTTATTGTGCCATTCATCAATGCATGAATTGTGCATTGGTAATAAAGAGTTGATGGTGCATCAAACGGCACAGTGAAATATAATACGCTACTGCCACTTCCAGACTGTCCATCAGTATATGGTGTGCCTTGTAATCCCTGAGTGTTTTGGATACGGAAGGGGTGGTTACCACCATTCGTAGTATTATCAAAAACGTATGTAAATCCACGATGTAGCCAAAGGACTGGATCTTCCTTATTTGCTTGAATACTATCTTCAAATCCAGGTCCGTCAAATGTATAACTTGCAGAACCATTAGCACCTAAATTCCACCAAATAACAGGACTTGCAGCAGGAACTACTTGAGTGCCGTTGTAAAATAAAGAATTTCCTTCCGCAATATTTGTTGTGTTTGTATCCGTAAGATCAGCAAATGTTGTTGTTAATGTCGCATTGAAATCAATAGTTAATGTATCTCCAACTACACTAGTTGCAATACCAGTGCCACCAGCGATAGTTAATGTATCAGACTGACTATTTGCTGTTGTTGATCCTGTATCGCCAGCAACTGTAGCAAATAGATTAATACTACCAATACCCGCATCGTCATCCGCAGGCAACCATTTTGATGATGAAGTATTCCACTTCAATACCTGATTATTGGTTGGAGCAGTTGTGGTTACATCTACATCTGAGAGCAAACCAATACTCGAATATTCTGTAAGAAGTGTTGCACGAGTATCACCAACTCCCCCAGCAGTAATATTGATATTTACATATGGATTATCATCGCCATCAACAATAAAAAAGTAACCAGGATAAGTTGCT